CGTCTACTGTTTTGAATGTTTCAAGTTCGTCCTTTTGTTTTTCATCCAAGCCTGCAAGCTTTTTCAGGACGCTTTCCGGAACATTCTTTCCTTTGTGCCCGTCTTTTGTGTTTTGCCACGCCAAGATCAAAAGCTTGTCTGCCATAATCGACAGAATGGTCTGTTCAATCGTCAGCTTCCAGTTCGCAATTTTCAGCTTGATCCGGCTGTCGTTGTTCAGCCCAACTGCCAAATCTGCAAGATAAGACAAAGGAAAAGGCGGATCATACCAGTCTGTTATATACAGATGGTAGGTCTCCGCCATATCACACTTCAACTCGACCTCACCTACACTCAGCATGTAAGCGAGGATCATCAGTTTTTTGCGTTCAGAGCATCAATGATTTCATGGACCTCTGCCCAGAACTCCGTGTTTGTGCAAAAACCGTCATTCTGTTCTTTGATCTTCTCTTCAAGTTCTTTGACGTTTTCTTCAGATCCCAAAATCAGGGCGGCAAGTCTGTCCGTAAGTTCCACCTGTTTCCAGGTATCTGTTTCCGACTGTACCGCTCCGAATAACCGGAGCAGATCGCGGCTGTCTTTTATCCTTGAATCAATCTGATAAGCATATCCGCTCTTTGTCTTTCCCTTTACTATCATCTTTCATCGTCTCCCTTCAATGATTAGATGCTTGCCTCTGCTGCTTCTATGTACTCCGTGTGGGTCTTTCCGTTGCTGTCCGGATAAGCAGTCACGGTGATCCCGTACGCGATCGCGTCGGTGTCGTTGTATGTGATGGCATCACGTGTTGTGATAGCTCCATCAGGAATCACGATTCTCTTTGCCCTTCCGCCACGAAGTGCAAGCTCAAAGATCCACACCTTTTCCTGCGGCTCTTCTGCCTTGACGTTAACGGTGATATTTCCTGATCCATCAACGGTGACGTTGTTGTCGCCGTACACGTTTTTCAGCACGTCCTCATTCTCGCTCTCGATGAGTTTCAGGACGAAGTTGTCTGTCATGCCATTGAACGGACGGTAAACTGTTATGCCGCCCCATGCTTTGATCTCACCAGAATCAAGCTCGTTCTGGTTCTCAAGGCCATCTTCTGAAACGTAGCCCAGGCAAGTGAATGCTGCGCCGAGTGAAGTTGTTGCATCTGTGGGAAGGCTTGTTCCCTTCGGTGCAACATATACTGCTCCGCTCAGGTTAGGCTTGCCGACACTAACGTATGATGCTGTGTTTCCCATTTATTTTTCCTCCTCAATAGTAGGTAATTACAAAAACCGCCTGATAGCGGTATCTTTTTGTGCTTGTATCTGTGTAGTTATAGTCAGAATTGAGTTTGACACTCCCGATTCCGTCCAAAGATATGAAATCGTTGAGCATTGTATCGATGATGGCTTCATTTAACGTCATAGCTTCATACAATGAGCTGCCATATGACTGAATGACGATGTTGGCCGTGCTGATCTGATCCGTTTTGCCTCCTCCGGTCTTTTCAATGAGATACATCTTCCCCGGATATGTCGCAGGCATTTCGGTGTATACCGGTGCCGGTAACTCCTCCAAGTTATTCAGATAATCGTATATTGTTTTCTCAATCATCTTTATTTCCTCATTGATAGTCCTGCGGAGCCGATCGCCTTCAGCAATGTGTTCTGCCTGAAGTTTTCGTTTGCCGCCCGCTTGCTGTCTGGATAGACGTTTGAAATTGCAACAAAGTTCGCTGTGTGAACTTCGGCAGCATAATCACCGCCGGCACTTCCCGCGACGGCTTTGCCCGCCTCAAGCAGTTTGTTTTGCATTTCAGTTGACTTCATCAAAGCGTTAAGTCCTGGAAGATTCAACTTGAACTTCACCTTATTAGCCATATCGTTCCACCTTGACCTTTTTATTCCACCGGAGCGGAATGTTTGCCTCAATACCCGCCACCGGAAAACCAATGGTCCGATATCTTCCGGCAAATGGTTCGGGAAGTATGACTTCTGCATCTGTCCAGTCGTTTGTATCACCCTTCGGGATGCCCAAAGTATAAGCAACAACCTTGCCATATAACTGAAGCGCATCCGTCATATCATTGGATGAAGGTTCTCCAACAAGCACATCATTAACGTTGACTGTCTCTTCCGTGTATGTAGGCTGACCAATCGGATCCGGATCGCCCGCAGTCTTTTTCACAAGTTGAATCGTCACTCCTGTGAGCATTTTTTACCCTCCCAAAGCATGACACTGCCCATCTGCTGACGGAGCAGTCCGAGTTTCTTCAGGTCGTTGTACATTATCGCGTTTGCAATGCCACCACCGGGAACGGAATAGGTTCCGCTCCATGAATAGCCAAGTCCTGACTGGCTTTCCTGTGTCATCGCTTCACCTTCTAACGACTGACGCAAAATTCTGTACACGACATCAACCGTGACTACTTTGACGGTATTTGCATACGGTTCTGATGCCGCAACCATAGCGTCGAGATCTTTGCCGACCCCTGTTGCTATGACGCGCAATTCATCAGAAACGAGCGGAAGCAATGCCTCCGCCCGCGTTGTCTCTGAAGCCGTCAACGTTCTGTATAAGGTTGTGATATCTGAAACTGATGCAAAAGCTGTACTCATTTCTTTGCCCTCTTTGTCTCAACCTTCTTGACTGTCTTCGGTGCCTTTTTCTCCGGTGCCTTGACGGGTTCAACTATGGGTTCAGCCTTCGGTGCGGCCTTTGGAGCCGCAACCTTTGGCTTTATTTCCTCAAAATCTTCACCACTCAGAACACTGAAAGAAGTGAACTCAATTCCTGTTTTCATGTTGCGATATCGCATAGGGTTTCCTCCTTAAACAGAAGCAGGATCCTCGTCTCTGATCTTTGCGAAAGCATCGGGAACCAGGATGCCCCATCCAATGTATGCTTCACCGCGGAGATAAACCTGATTGTGTCCCTTCAGATCGCTTCCGGTGTTGTCAGGATCGCCGTACTCGATGACCTCGATCGGGATCTCTCTTGCGATACCCCACTTGAAGAAGTCTGCGAAGTTTCCAACGATAGCCCTGTCAGCATTGCTGCCGAATGAAACGGTGCTGTTTGTGTCAACAGGAAGTCCGTTAAGCGATCCCGTTGTTGATCCCCATCCAAGTTCAGGGAACAGAGGAACGTTTGAATTCGTCTGTGTCTTAACAGCGGCAAGGGCTGCCTTCATAGCAGGTGCCATTGCCATACCGGTGACTTCGTGCTCTGCTGATTCGATCATATTGATTGCAGCTGTTACGTTGTCAACAACGTGAGCTTCATCAAACTCGATCTTGTTGGTTACGACTGCATCAAAGCTCTTGCCGGTAAGAATATCAGCCGATGATCCCGTTCTGGGATTTACTCCGTGCATTGCCATGATGTCCAGACCTCTTGCGAGTTTCTTTGCAAAACCATCGCTGAAAGCCTGAAGATACTGAAGTCTGATCTCTTCTGAACCATAGCGAAATTCATCCGATACTCTCAGACCATACTCAACTTTGACCGGTGCCATAGTGACGGGTTCAACGGTTCCACCACCATTTGCCTTTGCTCCGGATTCTGCGACAAGATTGACCTCACTATCAAGATTGAAGATGAACTCAGTCTGTCCGTTAAAAAGCATCGGCTCAGAAGCTGAAAGCCTTGCAAGTGAAGACTTTCCTCTCACAAGAGAAGTGAGCCTGTTGATAAGCTGCGGTGTAAACATTGTGCCTTTCTGTAATACGTTTCCCATTTTAATTTCCTCCTGATAACTGTGTGCTGATCTGGCTCAACATTGAGGCCATATCCGCATTGATATTTGCTTGTGCTCCTGTCGCTCCACCAAATGTTTCCGATGTTTTAAGTGGCGGCGCTGACTTCGGAGCGAGATATGATGCAAGCTGCTCCGCATCTTTTTTCAGCTCCTCCTCATTGTTTCCAACAAGTCGGCCTGCGAGTTCATACGGTATGCCCGCATCGTTTGCTATACGGCCCTTGAGAAGTTTGTCCTCTGCCGTAGTTGCGCGTGTAGTAAGATCTGCGACAATCTGGTCATGACTTGCCATTTTTTCCTTTGCAGCATTCAGGTCCTCTTCAGCCTTTTTGAGTTTTTCCTCATACTCTTTTTTCAGCTTCTCCACCTGATCCGGAGCCAGGTATTCCTGAAATTTTTCCGCCGCTTCTCTTTCAGCCCTCGCGAGCCTCTTCTGGATGGCCTTGTCAAAGTCCTCCTGTGTTTCGATGATCTTAAATTCTTCTGACATTTACTTGTCCTCCCTCTTTTACCGTTGAGTAAACGTGATTTTTTTTATTAAAAAAGCACCCTGAAGGATGCTATTTAATAACTGATAGATTGTTTTGGCACATCTGTTTTTGTTGTGGCACAACTCCAATATGCAAGGATCATGCTATCCATAATGGCAATGTCATAGGTCTCTACCAATGATCTGAAGCCAAAGCCGCCCTGTGTGCCGATCGGACGCTTTTCACAATTCGTGATCACGTTTGCAAGCGATTCCTGTCCGCTGTGAGTGATCTTTTTTGCAAACAAATCCTGATAAAACATCGAATTTGCCAAAACCACCTCACGAACTGCCGGAAGGATAGGCTTTATCTTGAAACCTGCTTCCTTCATCTGGTCAACAAGAATATTCTGACCACTTGCTCCATCTACGACTATTTTGCAGACCTTCGGATTTTCAAAGAACTTAAACATCCACTTGTTTCCTGCTCTGACAGATACACAATCTATTGTCTCAACAAAGATTTTGCCGTCTTCTGTCTTTGCAGCAATACTCAGCGCTACATTTGCACCGTCTTTGCCATACTTAACACCCAGATATAATCTATCCTCAAGTTTTGGCTTTTTATCGAACTTTAGTTCCGCCCATTCGGTTTCTGATATCGCTGACTTTTGGTTGTAGGAAACCCACAACCCTAAGCGCTGAATATTAAAATCAAGCGGATCGCCTGCAAGCTCTCCGCGGATGTTACGCTCTGACAATATGGTTCCAAGCGAAGGATTGTACTTGTACCACAAATCAGGATCGTCAATGTTGTCTGTCTGCTCCTCAATGGACCATTCAGCCCATCCCGTATCCGGAGCCTTGCCTTCGGTGATGTTTTCCCGAAGTCTGACAAACACATCGCCACCGGATATGACTGTCGGCGGAGTTCCCACCATGATCGTCTGTGGGTTCTTTGATGCGCTGACCGTATAGATCAATGCACTTTCCTGCTTTGACGTATATTCCTGCGCTTCGTCTATCACAAGAAGATCAAAGCCTTCACCCAGTCCGCCATTGTTGGTTCGGGTCCTGAAATCTATGATTCCGCCGCCGCTGATCTCGATGTGCTCAAGTCCATATTGTTTTGATGCAAAAAAAGAACGCTCCGGCATCTTCTTTGCTTTCCGTGAGTGTTCTTCATATCCTGCTTTCTTCAGGAGCGTATATAAACGATTGAAGGCATCATGTGAAGTCGTGGTTCTGTGAGCTGTGTGGCATATCTTTTCACCCAGGTTGACAAGCCCATCAAATTCACGGGCTGCCAAAATCTCACCCTTGCCATTCCTTCGGCTGACACATAGGCCGTACACCATATGCGTCCACAATCCATCTGGATTGACTGCCATGATTGCCTTGATCTGTAATTCTTGCCATTCAAGCAATGCTTGTGTTGTGCTTTTGTATAGGTCAATAGCTTCCTGACCCTTTGTTTTTATTTTTTTAAACTCAACGTTGGTAAAAGACGGGACCTGTGATCCTGTCTTCATGTTTTACCTCCGTCTTGCTTTTTCTCTGTCTATGGTTAACCGCTCAAGTATCTGCTGACGCTCTGCGATAGACTTTTGTATTGGTTTTGTGTCCTGCCGTCGCTCCAATTCTTCCGGAGTGCTCTGCCATTGTTTTTTTGACCAGACGTTTCGAGATATCTTTTTGCTCTGGTATGTGACAGTGCATCTGCAAAACTCATGCCGCCTATAAATATCATCCGGAGCGTTGCCATACTCATATGTCCCTGCAAGCGCGGCGCACCATTCGCAGCACTTTGCCTCTGCAATTCGGGTGAGCGTTGTTTTCATCCCTGCCTTGCTTCTGAACTTTGCATTTTCTTTGATAAAATCATCATAAAATGCTTCCGAGTTGTTGACGATCGGCTCCCGAATCCAGATCAAAGCATCTGCCAGGCTGATCCCGTCCACCGTCATCTTGTCAATCAGATCGCTGACACGTCTGACAGGGAACTCAGGCTTGACGGTCTTTAATCCTATGTCCGCCTGTGCATCAAGTGCCGCCTGTATCTCTGCCGCAACATCGTTTATCAACATTTGATTATTTTCAAGTGTTGGCACAACTGTCCGTGTTGCAATGTTGTAGTAGAGCTGTCCGTCCGGAAGGTTCCTCTCCGTCAGAACGTCCTGCAAAGCCTGTGAAGAATCTCGACCAATGCAAAGAGCATATGTGTGCCCGTCCATCTGTGTTGCCGTTCCATCACGGACCCGGGTCAATACTCTTGCAAGTCGTTTGTCATTTGCCGTGTGAATCTCAAAAGCCTTTTCGATAGACTTCATCAATTCCGGCACAACATCCTTTGCCATATTCTGTTTTCCTCCTCCCATTTAACCGTTGGTGACGTAGTTATATATTACAGACCGGTGATCTCAAAAATCTTGTCTTCGGTCAGGTAATCAGGATAAGCCGTGTTGATCTTGCCAATCGCATCGCCAATCGCTCCGAGCATCGACACATCAGCCGGGAATACAGGTGTCCATACAGGTTTTGTAAACGTGAGCTGCGACCTCTGATATTTGAAGTTGTCACGGATGCAGGCTGCTAAAAATCCTGCGTTCATAATTCCAACATTGAAATTCTGCTGTGCCTTCTTTGCCGTGAGACGTAAATTCTCATGTGCGGCCTT